AACAATAGATATTGTCCTAAAGTTCCACTAATATTAACATTATTAGTAAAAGTTTTAACACTGCTTATAGTTTGAGCTCCGGTAGTTCGTATAACGGTGCTATCAACAGCAATACTATCTGCCGATACAGAAATGCCGTCGCCCTGACCAATATTGAAAGTTCTATCAGCACTAAGATCTCCTCCTCCAGCCAATCCGCTTCCGGCAGTTAAAGTTCTGGATGATAAAGCAAGGCCTGTTGCTGCTATTGTAATAGATCCAGAGCCATTAGTTATCTGAATATTAGATCCTTGAGTAAGAGTGTTAGCGGCAAGACTTGTGCCGCTACCAATTAGTAACTGACCATTAGAATATGCTGTTGCTCCGGTTCCGCCTTTATCTACAGCGATTGTGGATGCTCTCCATTCACCGTTAGTTATAGCAGCTCCTCCGACAAGATCAAAAGTTATTCTGAATGGGGCAGTTGTAACATCCGAATGAAGACCAGCCAATAAATATCCAGAAGACACACTTTGTTGACCAGTATAATAATCAAAATAATTGTCTCCTCCGCCACCAATATTCAAAGATGGGATATTAGAAAAAGATCCAGTATGAGATACTATGATCCTGTTGCCGAATGTTTTGATACCATTTACATTTTGATTACCGGTTGTTCTTACAACAGTACTATCAACAGCAATACTGTCTGCACTGACGGTGATGCCGTCACCCTGTCCAATATTGAATGTTCTATTAGCAGCTAATGTTCCTCCACCAGCTAATCCACTTCCGGCAGTAAATGTTACTGATGATAATGCTGTATTTTCAACATTTCCTAATCCAATATCTCCCTTAACCTGTGCTGCTGTTCGAGCTTTAATAACTCCGCCATTAGAATAATTTGTAAAAGCTGCAAAGTGAGTTCCTGACGAATCTGTAGTATAAGCAGCTATATCAACACCAGAACCAAAACCTCCGTCGCCTATTTGAACTCCAGAAGTTCCTTCTAAAATAACTTTACCCCAATCAGATTTTATGGTGATATTACCATTGGTTCCGTTTTCTAGTGATAGATCTTTATCATACCAGCCCAATGGATTAGATCTATAGTTGGTAGTAAAAAGACCAACAGAAAATGAATCAGCATCCATAGCCAAATTAGCTCCACCGCCATTGCCAGTACCAATGATTCTAATAGTATCTTCTACAAACATAGTAGATCTAAATGTTTTTTCTCCATTAATATTTTGATTACCGGTAGTATAAACGGCATTTGTTACGGAGGCAGCATTGCCATTAATACTTATTGGCCATGTTCCAGTAGCATTAGTTCCACCTCTTAGTGAATATGCTCCACTACCAGCTATAGCAGGAACTGATGTGGCTACTCCTCCTACGCCGCTACCGTAAGCATAATATAAGATATTATCATTTTCATTAAAAGCTAATTCTCCATTATATAAGCTAGATGCTGGAGACGGTGCGCCTGCTGATCCGCTTGATGGTCTTCTTTTGATGCGTAGAGTATTAGCCATTTTATATATTCCTTAATAAATAAGTTTAGAATAAATTTATATACACCGTTATATTAAGCCGCAATCTATTTGATCAGAGTTGCCCCACTCTGATAAAGAGTCATTATACTTTAATAAATTATTATTAATTGGATTAGAAATATTAATTCCATTTAATTGATCAAACTTAGGATTAATAAACGATTTTATTAAAAGCTTTCCATTAGTATTACTATACAATATAATACCAACAAGAATAATATTGTATCTAGGTTTAAATTTGGTTAGTTTACCATAGTCGTATGGGCTAACATATAAAATATCACCATTCGACCATGTTTCATTACCAATAGCGATATTACTAATATTACCAGTAGTGTCAATATCTGATAAAACACCAAAAGATATTACTGATCCTATTTGTCCTTGAGGTATATAGGAAGAAACTAAACCAATAAATTTTTGTTCGGATAAATCATTATTAGCACTGTATAGTTCAATCGAAGGAAGATTACCTACAGTATCATATCCCGTAAAACATACTGCTTGACCCTTATATAAAGCATATGGATTATTATTTTTTACAGTAATTGATATTAAAGTATTAGTAGATGTTAAGGTCTCTAAAAGACCACTAACTCTACTAGCAGGAAGGTCACCTACAGTATCATTTATAGAATACCCATAAGGTAAATCACTAATTAGAATCTTTTCAGTATTTACTATATCAATAGTATTGTTATTTTCATATGTAATAATAATATTATCTACAGGAATATCTGAGATACTTGTTTCTATTTCAACAGTACTTATTGCCGGTTCTAAAATTTCAATTATAAAATCGCTCATACTGAGCACTCTAATTGTGTGGATGACTGACTAAATCTCTTAATTACGGATATTGTTCCAAACAATAACTTAATAGTATACTTACCTCCTCCACTATATAAATCGTCCGGACTTTGTAGTTCTAAGTCATACTTTGCCGTATTGAAAGAATAGTTATTAGTAACAGAAGCAGGAATCATCAAAGTTAATTTACCATTAATTCCATCTATAGTAAATTTATATAAAGAATAATTAGTATTTTCTGAACTAAAAGATTGAGTATTATTAGTATTAGTTTTCCAGATTAATCTGGCACACCAATCGGTCAAATCTACAGGATTACCATTTCCATCCTTATAGACTAAACTAATTTTAAATGATGTGCCTTGCTCTATAGCAAAATCATATTTACTTGCTGCCATAGTTATTCACCTATTAGTGTTAGTTGTATACTAGACTATACACCCAATAAAAAAGGCTGGCACTAGGCCAGCCCTTTTCATGGTTATTTCATCGCGGTTCGTTAAATATTAGAGAGAACCAATTAGAACTCTACGATTGTCTAGAACAGCAAAGCCAAGCTCTGCCCATCCATAGAAGCCAGCTCGCTTCTGACGATGTAGTGTTTCGTCTTCAAAGATTTGAACTTCTTGACGAATTGGCATTATGAAACTGTCTCTCTTGCGAAGATCAAGACCAACAACAATTTCAGTATCGCCACTTGGAAGACTAGCGCCTAGTCCACCTGTGGCTGAACTATAAAATAGTTGATACTGTTGACCAACACCTAGTTCATCAAGGTCGTGAAGATTAACACCGAATACTCTATTAATAGCGCCATCATTGGCGGTATAGATTTCTCTGCGTGTTACTTCATCAACTTGATCGATACCCCAGTTACGGATGTCTTCCATAGCTTCTGGGCTAACATAAAGATCAGTTAGTAAACCTCTGTTGTTTGATGTGCTGTTACCGCCGCCGTTACGACGCATAACAGTTTTCATGAGACTTACTAAACGCTTGGTGAACTGACTGCTATTAGCATCGCTATCGTATACAACGATATTGCGATCAACGCCAGCAGCAAGTAGTGTGTGCCAACCGTCATCGTTCATCTTCTTAACAAAAGAAGCTTCTAGAACTTCCATAGCACGACCAACAACGTCCCAACGGGCGTCACGGGCATACTTTAGGAGATAATCAATACTAGCACCAACGTCATAGGTTGGAACCATGACGTAATCGCCTTCAACATGGCGCTCTGGAATATAGCCATGATTAGGGATTGTGTAGGCAACAAAGTCTTTCTCTGTGCCAGGAGCTAGGAAATCGAGTGGGAATTCAGGAGTAGCACTTTGAGCTAATTGAATGGGCTCGAAGATACCATCAAGAATATCACCACTAAGAATACCTTTACGAAGAGGAAGCTCAAGAGCTTTTGCAAACTCTGCATTAGCAGCAAGAGCAGTCTCTCTGTTGGCCGAACCAGAACGCATTAGAAGGTCTGTTAATTCTGGTGTTGGCTGAAATCTTTCGGTTTTAGCTGACATGTGTTTTTCTCCCTTGATTAAAAATGAATTATAGGTTAACTGATACTTTGGCATAACCGTCGGCGTCTTTGGCACTGAGGAACTGGCCAATCTTAACGGCGTTAGTTGAGCTTGTTCCAATTAGGCCGCTGACACCAACATAAGCATCAGCACCAGCAGATGGTGTTGTGCCTGCAACTAGCATGTTTGTTGTTACTTGACCTACTCGAAGTAGGGTGACCTTGCCACCAACCTGTGTCTCGTCTTTGTGCCAATTGATGTGTTGTCTTGTTAGATCAAGATTAACAACATCATTTAATAGAATGCCTACTGGCTTTGCATTAACGCCAGAAGAAGAAGCAGAATATGCTACTACGGCATTGCCATCATCCATCGAGACACCAACACCACTAGTGGCTGCTACGACACAAGCAACACCACCACGCTCAACATACGTTGAGCCAGCTGGGATGGATGTCATGAAGAATGAAACGTCAGTTAAAAGTTCGATACGATCTGGTTTTAGAGCCATTGTAATTTCTCCGTATTAGTTGGTTATTACTTGTTAGTTTTCTTGCCTAGTTTACTGGATACAAATTCGACCAAAGCTGCTCTAGTTGATTCTAGTGCAGATTCTGCATCGTCACTGCCAACACCTAGATTAACATTTGCTTCAACCTCGGCTGTTTCTAGTACCGATGGATCTGCTTCAACTGAAGTTTCTTCTGATGCTTTTTTGCGCATCATCATGGCTTCTTCTTCTTCTTTTTCTTTCTTTTTGTCCTTGTTTAACCAAGGTGGCATTTTTCCAGCAAAAAGAGAAGTCATAGCTTCAAAAGCTTCATCATCCAAACTTTCGAATTTGTCAACTGTTGCCTCTGCTGATTCGTTGTCGATACCAGCTTCAATTAAAGTGGCCATTCTCTTCATTTTCTTTTCTTTCTTAACCATAGCCTCTTCTTTGGCAACGTACTCTGCGATAGTTGTAAGAGCAGCTTCTAATTCACTCTTAGCCTTTTTCATTTCTTCTTCTTTTTTCATTTGGTCTTCGGTCTTTTTAGCTGCTTCTGATTTAATTTGTTCAATTTCAGCTTTTAGTGCCTCATTAGCTACTGTAAGCTCTTCAATTTTAGATGTTAGTTCAGCAGCATTAACGTCAACTACTTGAGTAACTTCTGCTTGTTCTGTCGAGACTTCTGTAGCCTCTGTAACTTCTGCAACGTCTTTAGTTTCCATTTCTGCCTCTGTTTTAGCTGAACTCATAGTTAAAGTCTCCGATTGTATATTGGATTGAAAATTTAATACACCTGAATTGACAATTTCTTCATTTTTTTCTTGAATATTATCATTATTAACAGTATTATTTACTGGCATGATCATATTTCTGGAAAAGATTACACTATCTTCATTAGCCGGACGATTTACAAAACCCTTACCGGTGAAGGTAATATTTCGTAAAACTCTACCAATTTTATAGTTTTCATGTTCTCCAACTCCGCCATATGAACGCAAAAATTTAGTTAAATATGCAGTATCTTCATTTCGTCCTAAAACATGATATTGACCAGTGCTCTTATCTAAAAGACCATAATCAAACCCTTTAAAAAAGCACTCCATACTTACATATTTAGTACCTTGTTCTATTTCTGATATTAATTTAGATGATCTGGCCCTTAATTCTTCATCACTAAATCCCTTATAGATAACAGATCCTGTTAAAATATGATATTTATCTGGAAGATTTTCTATTGGAGTATTTTCATCTATTAATATTCCATCTTCTGTTATTGGCCAATTTGAAACAATATGACCGATAATAGTATGTTCGTCGTGTTCTAAATTGGTTGGTTTGTGTTCTGGAGTATTTTTAGCATTCCATACTTCTACTTTATCAAAGATATCATCATTTTTATTCCACGAAGATGATACTAAAATAGATTGAACATAATAGAGATCTTCGTCATCAAAAGAAGCTATGCTTTTTAAATATTTAGGATCTTTTTTAGATCCGGGATATGGCTCAACAACACAAGCATATGAGATGGAGGCCGAGGCTTGCAAAGCCTGTTCTAGTCCATCATTTTTTTCTTGATCATATATTTTCATATTGTTAACCTTTATTTGGTTAGTTATCTATTTGACTATACACCATAGAATAAAAAGACGCTTTAGCTTGCTTAGTTTCATCAACGGATAATTCTCTGCCTAAATCTGATTGAAGAGCTTTTAGCCATATATAATATTTGTTAAGATAAGAACTAGTTTCTGATGCAGAAGATAGGCGATTTTGAATCGTCTCATCACTTATTGCGGAAAATGGCTGTATATTTAATAATATATTTGTTTTAATATCTTCTAATTTTTGACATTCAATATTGCTCAAACTTCTTAAATTTTTCTTTTGGAAAAACTCTAATATTATTGGATTAATAACTTCACTTATTTTTTCTTGTGCTCCTGATGCCCATAGTATTAACTTAGCGCCAGTCTGAGGTGAGAACTTTTTAGTTTGTCTTTTTTCGCTATCCTTAGATAACTTAGGGCGACCTTCTCCTGCTTGTTTTGGTAAAGAAGAAGTTTTTGGCGCACCTCCTCCAATCGGAGTGGCTGGTATTTTCATTTCAAGTGCTGATTTTTCGCCACCCTTTTTCTTTTCTAGCTCTAATCCAACTTGGCTAGGTGCAACTGCTCCTGTTTGCAATGCTATTTTCTTTAAAGAATTTTCGAACTGAGGATCAAACCACGGACCAGATTTAGCGACCATTCTGTTACTGTCCCTTTCTCTACTCTCTCTATTAAGTCTACTCTTTTCCATATCCGGATCAAAACCAAATCTTGTTTGTAATAGTTCATCACTAATAAGATTACGATCAGCTAACTGAACCAATAAAGCTTTTTCGCTATCTTCATTACTAAGGTCCATTCTGTCAAACTCAATCTTAGCAGGGTACTTAAAGCCCATAGCTTTTTGAACTATAGCAATTTCTTCTTCCCAAAATTCTATTAGTCTATCTCGACCATACTGTAGTCTTTGAGTAAGAGTCTTTAAGCTTATAAAATTATTTGTTGTTCCTGCTGCACCGAATGTTCCTGTAAGAGTCGGAGGAATTCCTAATCCTGCATATATAGCGTTAAGATGCGGAATATATTTACCTTCTCCTAAGAAATTATGAACATTAGTATTGCTTTCCATAAGCTCTATATCTGGTCCCCAAATTAAATCCATCGTTCCGCCACCAACATTATTTCCAAGAATCTGAGCAAGTTTGGATGTAGCTGCTTTTGTAGGAGCAATCTTATGTTCTAAACTACCTAGTTTAAATATTCTAATATTACTAATAGCCCCGTCTAATGCTGCCATATCAGCTAATTTAAGTTTTTCAACAACCGTAATATCATCCATAATAGCATAAATCATAGGATATGCCCATGCTTGCCAATCATCTTTTTTATAGTGGAATACTAATGTTTTATCATGGTCCAGAGGGTACGGTTTCTTGTTTTTTGCTGCTTCTATGATTTGTGCAGGTAAGTTCTCGATAACTCTTTTTTCATTTTCGGTTTTGGGATTATTAATAACTTTGCGTAATGTGGCTGGTAAAATTAACTCATATGTTTTATCATTTAAGAAAGATGACAGTGCCCCTGCTGATACTTCAACACATACAGGATCTATAAATGTATATTTCCACGGAATTTCTCTTTTCTCAACACTCACCTCTGGTAAGTCATTTAGCTGCATGTCTGCTGTTCCAAGTGCTTTATATAATTTGTCTGCAACTTTTATGCTTATTTTTGCGGTTCTTCTGTCTATGACTATATTGCCACTCTTATAAAGATTATTAAGGAATCGTTCACTTCTATCTTTCCCATTAATCTTTTTAAACCATCTCCTATAAAATCTTTCAATTCTTTTGTTTCTATGTACTAATCGTATTCCTTGACTGGCAAAATCACCCATAAGATCAATAACATTTTTTACCAATCCGACTCTTTGATAAATTCGCTCTGCTCGTTGCAGAATCATTTTTATCTCATTGGGTGGCGCCTCTTGAGGTCTGAATGTATAGTAATCGTCTTTGGTTAATCCTGGGCGACTTCCTGTTAATCCATCTAGACTAGAAAAATCCAGACTATATCTTCGGCCGCCAGCAGCAGTAGCTCTTTCTACCAGGGTAAATTCATCTAATGAAGCTCCAGCAGTTTTTAATGCTTCTTGCTTGCTGGATAGATCATCTCCCCATGTTACATAGGCTTCTGGTGGTACAGTATTGTTGGTTCCGAGAACTTCGTCTTTGGTTCTTTTTTTAGCCATAATATTTAATTCTATTATAATGTGATTGTAAATGAATTATCTTTAACATAATACACTTTATCTATAAATTCCTGTATATACATCGTCATTAGCGCCGTTTACGAACCATTCTGGTCCACGATACATATTGCCATTGTTTTTAACAGAGTCTCTGGCATTCTCTCCAATAACGTCATAATCAATAGGCTTTAAAGCTTTATTTAATTGTCGAGCTAACATATTAGCTATTACTAATGAGCTATATCGGTCTTTTCTAAGTCTTCCTTTTTTGCCTTGGCCTAATTTTGTTTCGGGGGTATCCCATCGATCTCTCGCGTTTGGACCTTGACTAGTTTGGGTCATTACTATTGTGGTCAACTCATTTTTAAGTTCTTCAATTTCTAATATGCATTCGCTTAAACTGTCATATAGAGGATTCAAATCCATTTCTAATATATCTTTACCCTCTCTTTCAATAGCTAATCCTAGTGTTAGATTGTCAAATGCTGGAAATAATAAAGCTTTATCCTCTAGGTCTTTTCTTAATCCGTGATTAGCTTGACTTGTCCACTCTGCTTTTGCAAATTGAATGAGTTCTAAGATATGTAGTCCTGGTTGATCATCTGTATCTTTTGCCTTGTCCTCGATTGTTGGCCAAATTAATATTTCTCCATCCTCCAATCTGTTCGGATCGTGTAGCGATTCCTCAATTGCTACTCCTCCGCCCTGTGCATCCATCCCTATCTTGATTGGCTTAAAAGTTTTCATCAAATTTCTAATTTTACGAGCACAGAATCCGTAGAAATCATGTTCCGTGATGAGTCCTGTTTTTTGACGCTCTTTAAAATTAGCTCTATTAGTAGTCCAGCAATACACGATTTTAGAATGCGTCGGATTCACTTCTAATATTACTATACTAAAGTTATCTTGTTCACTAGCTGGATCGATTCCGTATACATATTGCTTATTAGGATCTCCTTTAATAATTGCATCAAAGATTACTGGTTTGCCATCAATAATAATTTGATTGTTAGAAACTACACAACTTTCTATTAAACTTCGTCTAAAGAATCCTTCACTATCTTTAACAAAACATGCGGCATATTCCATATTATATATACCAGTATGAATAGTTGCTTTAGCTCGTGAAACTTGTTTATCGTCCATGAAACCCTTGGGTATCAATTCGTATGGTATGCGAATAATGCTATAATCTTTCCAATTAAAATTATCTGGAACTTCGCCCTTAAATATTTCTTCAAGTTTTCTTTTATCTCCTTTGCTTTCTATGATAGCCTTATATCTTTTCCAATACGAAGCAAAGTGTTTAAAGTCATAATCTGCTGTTCCTGATATTATAGCTTGATTACCCATTTTAGTATTTAATACTTCTAATTCTTCATTCCATATTCCTGCCTCAATCATTGCTTTCTTTTTTGCTTCTTCTTTAACATTTTGTATTGGGCTTGCTGATACTGCTGCGAATCCTGACACTACTGTTTCATAAATATCAGGACTTATAGACGCAAATTCGTCAGCGATGATGATGTGTGCGCGCAAACCTCTAATTTTACTACCGTCACCCATAGGAATAGCTATTGTCCAACTGTCTCCTAAACGGATAGTACATCGGTCAACGTCTCGTCTTGGTCCATCGTCATTACCATTAAAGATACTTCTTAATATGGGACTATTGCGCCAAATAGTTTCCATATATTCAAAGATAATTTTACTCTGACGAAATGCAGCACCTACTACAACTATTTTAGTACCAGGACAGAATGTGCATTTAATAACACAATACAATGCTAATAAAAATGATTTACCCCAACCACGACTAGCAATATACATAGGGAATGGTCGAATCCAGAATTCTTGCAAAATTAATATCTGTATAGGATGTAATTCAATGTTAAATAAAAGTTTTACCATGCTTCCTATATACTTAGGATTTTTTAAAACTTTCATCAAATGAAGATCAGGAAGCTCAATGTCACTTTCTGACCTGTGGATCATCACATTTTTATCTATGTTGATTTTACTAATGTCGCCCAGATCCAACCAAGCATCATCAAACGATATTTTATTAATAGATTCACTCATCTTGTTTTTTAACCATTTCTATATAATGTATTTTCTTAAAGATGAACTCGGCTATTTTTTCAGCATTTGCTGCGCTACCGCAAAACATAACTTTTATATTATGATTTAGTTGTAACTCAATAATATTCTTAATTAAAAATGAAGGAGTAATTTTAACTTTATCCCACATTCTTTTAGGAACAGTACTACCAATAGGATAGATTAATAAGTCTTCTAAATCAAATTCTAATAATAAAAATGAATATTTAAATTGGCTCAAGCGCATTACAACATCTTTGAATCGACTCTCAACAATGTTCGTTGCAAATTCGCTGGAACTCTTTTTTCTTTCGATGGTTAATAAATGCTCTAAGCCTTCGATACTATAATCTCCAGTATCCAGCTTCTTGTGAGCCTTGGCATAATTATCAAAGGTCCACGGTTGTTGTTCTCGTGTGTCTACTATTATTGTAAAATTATTATAAGTATTATTATTTGTCATGTTTTTTATTTTGCTTTATAATATTGTAAAAAACGGCCTCATAATAAGTTTCTACACCAGTAATCATTTTATGATGATCTTTACATAATGTTATTCCATTATCTATTTCAAATCGTAAGCCCGGACAATCTGCCCAGCGTCTTATATGATGTGCATTAAGTTTTTTCTTATTAGAGCATCCTGGCCACTGACACTTATGGTTATCTCTTGCGTAAACTTTTTTTCTCCATTTTTTATATTCAGGATCCTCAAAGTTTCTAATCATTTTGAAATAATTGTATGTCTGAAGTTACCATATCTTTAACCAGTTCATCAAAAGTAATTTCTGGTCGCCACTTTAGAACTCTTTGAGCTTTAGAGCAATCGCCGTGTAGATATTCTACTTCGGCCGGTCGATACAAAGCAGGATCAATTTCAACATAGTCTTGATAATTTTTATCAACTAGACTAAAAGCTGCTACTAAAAATTGCTCAACAGTATACGAGCGTCCCGTACTAATAACAAAATCATCAGCAATTCCATTAGCCAACATTCGCCTCATAGCCTCGACATAATCCTTGGCATGGCCCCAATCTCGTACCGCCTGAATATTTCCTAGTTTGAGTTTTTCGTTAGGCTCTAGTTTATTATTTATTAGTCGCCCAATATAACGAGTAATTTTTCGTGTCACAAAGTTTTCGCCGCGTCGTGGACTTTCATGATTAAATAGTATTCCGCTACAAGCGTATAAATTATATGCTTCACGATATATTTGTACTAAGCGATGACTGGCCAGTTTGGACACCGCATAAGGACTTTGAGGTAATAAGGTGGTTTCTTCGTTTTGGTATTTTTTCCCGTCCTTTTCCGTATAGTTGCAACCAAACATTTCACTGGTACTAGCCTGATAGAATCGTGTGGTGCTACTAAACTTTCTGATATTTTCTAGTAAGTTTGTTACGCCAATACTATTAATTTCAAATGTTGTTGTTGGTTGTTTGAAACTGGTGGCCACATGACTCTGAGCGGCCAGATTGTAAAATTCATTAGGACGATGTTTTGTTATAATGTCTGTACAGTCGCTAGGATCCGTTAAATCAAATTCCTCTAATAATAGCCTAGGATGATGTAGTATATGTTTTATTCTGGTAAAATTAGAACTGCTGCTGCGACGATATAATCCGACCACACCGTATCCTCTGTTTAAAAGATTCTCGGCAAGATAGCTTCCGTCTTGTCCTGTTATTCCCGTAATTGCTGCAATTTTTGTCATATTAATTTACGCTCTCTGAGTTTAAGAATGGTTTGTCTACAACTCCGTCCTGATAATTATGATAATCATAAAGTTTCTGCTTAACCTTGCTGGTGGCCATGCTGAGAATCTCCATTTCGCGACCTTCTTTTTCACGAATCTCTTCGTCTTCTAGCATTCGTATTAATCCGGTCCAGCTACTTTTGCCATCTTCTATTCTTTTGATTCGTTGTTCGCGCGTAGCCTTGAGGTCTTTGCTAATCTTTTGTTGTTCGTTTAATAGTTTAGTATATTCGTTAGTATAATTTGCGATACTGTTGCGAGCAAAACTTAGCTGAGTTTCTAGGTTGGCCAATTTCGGTATGTCTCTTGTGTCCTCGGGCTTTTCGTATTCTTTGTCTACTAATTTTTGAAGCTTGTCAGTTTCGGCAATATGACGCTTTCTTTCTTTCATACTTCGATTAATAAGAATATCAATAGTGATAAATTGTTTGATCTGAAGTTCTTCGGCCGGTAAAACGTCCTCGCGAAACTGCTTGATTAGTCCTATCCATGTGCTCTCAAAGTATTCTAGTTCGCCCGTTTCAACATCAAATTGTCTTGTGATTTCCGGCCAAAACGTTTTGGTATGAAGTTTTTGTTTTAGTATCTGATTATCAGCATTGCTGGTAATAACAGATAATTGATTCTCGTTAACGTAACGTTCTACGGGACCGATATTGCGATTAAGATGATCAGCAATTTGTTGAACGGATGATGAGGCATAATTGTCGCGAATGTATTTTTCTTCGTCTAGACTTAGTTGTCCTCGTTTTTTGGGAACATCTCTGTTTTCCAATTTTGAGTCTCCATAATTTTAGTTATGTGATTTTTTAGTTTTTTTAATTCTATTTTGTTAACTTTTGATCCGTGTTTCAGCTTGAGATATGTTTCTCTAAATTCTAATTGTATATTATCGTCTAAAAATTTAATAAGCTCTTTGTTTTCTAAAAAGTTTTCGTTATTTGATGATGGTGCAAGATGGGTGGAATTTTCAATATACCCTGGTTGGATAATATTTTTCTTGGCTTCATTTCTTTTGGCCCATGATGAGTATAGTTCACAATCGTTCTTGTTGGAATATTTTTCACATTGATTAATGCTAACTTTACAACCTTTGTCGAAAAATGGACAAGTATGACATGGTTTGTCGGGCCTTTGGTAGTTATTACGTTTGTAATTAAATAGTCGGTTACGAACGTGGGTCCATAAGAAGTTTTCTAGGGGTCTTTTCTTGTCATAATTTTTTAATCCTTCCAGAGCAAAGATAGCAGCTTGTTGCTTCATATCCTCTATGCTATGGTAGGCGAATCTAAATTTATGGGCCAATCTTTTGCTAATATTTTCCAAAACTAGTAAAAATTCTTCTGGGCTAACTCCGTTGGGCAATTCAGTTTTCTGGTTGGTCTTTTTTTTGGTCATTTAGTAGTTCTGCTATGCTCTTTCCATTTTCTAATAATAGATCATTAATAATATCGTCATTAATAGAGCCAGAGGCTTTTACAAATAGAACGCTAT